CAGATGATACTGTTTTAATGAATCAAATTAATCAAGTTCATAAAAATAATTTAACAAAATTAATTACTAAAAAAGGTAAACAACCCTCTGTAATGGAAGATCTTGTGTCTTTAGTGTTGGGGGAAAAAATAGAAATTTCCCGTATGCAAACAGGGATGGGCACCTATAATGGTAAAGTAAATTTCAATGTTATTGTTCCTTTAACTGTAAAAGCAAAGAATAAATTTATAAAACTGTCAGAAAACCAGCGCTTGCAAGTATTATCTTTAATGGGAAAATATTTAGACCAAGATGCAATGGCGGCAAGTAATTTTAATGTTTTAGAGGAAAAAAAAGACATAAACCCTGATGCTCAACAAACAGCTCAATTTTATGTTTCTTCAAAATATACACAAGAAGATATACAAAATCTTACCCGATTAACGGGTTTAGATTTTAATATTACGCCCGTTCCTGGTGGTTTTGTGGCTTCTGTCCTTTCTTTTGATAAAACACCTGAGGAAAAAGATCTTAGAATAGCTGCTCAGAAAGTGTTTGGAGAAGATAAGGAAATGATGTATATTCCATCTGAATGGATTTCTGATTATGTTGAGTCCAAAAAATATAAAGGAAATATAAATGAGTTGGAAACGAGTATCGGCGAAAGAATGGAGGGCGAAGGGATTACCAAGTTCAATATCGATTATCTCAGCAGCATCATCTCCACGATCCAAGCAATCTCAGGACAAAGAGAAGAAGGTTACGGAAAAATCCTCGACTCCACAAAAGTCATAAACTTACTAACTAAAAATAAGATTAAGCTAAAAAGCAAAGGCGGATCCATAGAGATACCTACATTTCATTTTGGTGGATTTATAGATGTGAATAGGTTATAAAAAATTATGGCTGAAAATAATATAGAAGAAAAAATACAATCCGTTGTCGGCGAAACAATCGAAGATGCAATTGAAAATGAAGAGCCTGTTGAAATAGAGGTTGTTACAGAAGAAACAATTATCGATGATGAACCTATAGAGAAAGATTTTTATGGCAATTTATCGGAAGACATGGATGATGGTGATCTAGGACATATCTCCAATACTTTAATGGGAGACTATGAAAACGATCGGGCGTCACGCGAAGAGTGGTCGCACACCTATACACAAGGATTAGATTTACTAGGAGTTAAGTTTCAGGAACGAACAAGACCGTTTCGTGGTGCGAGCTCCGTGACACATCCCTTATTAGCGGAAGCCGTTACACAATTTAGTTCAACAGCCTTTAAAGAAATGATGCCATCAAGTGGTCCTGTGAGAACACGTGTCATAGGAAAAGAATCAGTAGAAGTGTACCAACAAGCACAACGTGTAAAAGAATATATGAATTATCAAATCACGCAAGTGATGGAAGAGTATACGCCTGAACTAGATCAGATGTTATTTTATTTGCCCCTTAGTGGATCCACATTTAAAAAAGTGTATTACGATGCACAACTAGGAAGGGCGGTATCAAAATTTGTCCCCGCCGAAGATCTCGTGGTTCCTTATACCGCTAGTTCTTTAGACTCCTGTGAACGCGTGACACATGTAGTGAGATTATCGGAAAACGATGTACGAAAAAAACAAGTGGCAGGATTTTATAGGGATATTGATATTCAACCCTCTCCTCCGAACACACCTACCTATAGTACAGGAAACATTAAAGATGCCATTAATAATTTAGAAGGCGTTCAACCAACAGGGGAATCCGACACGGTATCGATTTTAGAATTCCATGTTGATTTAGATTTAATAGGGTATGAAGATCAACGAGATGGTGAAGAAACAGGGATTAAGCTCCCTTACATTGTCACTTTAGATGAGTCATCAGGTAAAATTTTATCTATTCGTCGTAACTACGACGAGGGTGATCCCTTATTCAAAAAGAAACAATACTTTGTTCATTACAAATTCTTACCAGGATTAGGGTTTTACGGTTTTGGTTTAATACATTTAATTGGAGGCTTATCGCGTACCGCGACACAAGCTCTTCGTCAATTAATTGATGCAGGAACTTTAGCAAACCTTCCCGCAGGTTTCAAGACACGCGGTCTACGGATCGCTGATAATGATGAGCCTTTGCAACCAGGAGAATTTAGGGATGTTGATGCACCGTCGGGTGCAATCAGAGAAGGACTAATGCCTCTTCCTTACAAGGAGCCTTCCCAAACATTATTTGGTTTACTAGGTTTTGTTGTAGAAGCAGGACAACGTTTTGCACAAATCGCTGACATGCAAGTGGGTGATGCAAATCAAGGAGCACCTGTTGGAACGACAATTGCCTTATTAGAGCGTGGTTCACGTATCATGAGCAGCATTCACAAAAGAATGTATTACGCAATGCAAACAGAATTTAAATTATTAGCTAATGTTATTCAATCATACCTTCCTGATGAATACCCTTATGCGGTTGTTGGAGGAGATAGATCCATTAAGCAAACAGATTTCGATGAACGCGTCGATATTATTCCTGTCGCTGATCCGAACATATTCTCCATGGCACAACGCATTCAGTTAGCACAAACTCAGCTTCAGATGGCAACGAGTGCGCCTCAATTACACAATGTGAAAGAAGCTTATATTCGCATGTACGAGGCTTTGGGCGTTTCGGATATCGATAAGATTATGAAACTCGAGAAACCCGAACCAATGAGCCCATCCATGGAGAACCGTAAATTAATAGAAGAAGATAAGATTGAAGCATATGAAGGACAAAATCATGATGCCCATATTCAAGCACATTTACTCTTTGGTTTATCTCCTATTGTTCAGATAATGCCTCAAATAGGGGTAGAATTAAACAAACACATCTTACAACATGTCACAATCAAGGCAAAAGAAGCCGTAGCCCAACAAATAGAGCAAGCCGAACAACAAATGGGAGAAACAGCAGAAGGCGGGGACTTAGAGAACATGGCTCAAGCACAGATTGCCACATTAGAGGCACAATTCATGGGTGAAGTGCAACAATTACAAGCACAAATGAGCGGGGAAGGTCAGCCTGACCCTGTAATTGCTTTAAAACAACAAGAATTACAACAAAGAGCCATGAATGATCAAGCTAAACTACAATATGACCAACAAAAATTAGGATTTGAGCAACAAAAACTCCAACAAAAAGACTCTATTGATAATGCAAGAATTGACTCTCAAGAGGATATCGCGCAGTTAAGAGCTAATATTAACCTTAAAAAACTTGATGCCCAAGGCAAAGGACCAGGCTTTCAATATAAAAATAGTAAATGACCATTATTTTAACAGCTCAAAATGTTTTTGATTCTTATTTACGGGAATTAGACAAACAAATTAAAGAAACAGTGAAAACCAAAGAACAATCTTTAATCATGGCGGAAGCGTTATTGGTAAAAGTTAAAGAACTTTTTGTAGCCAAAGGATTTTCAGAGGATGTTGCTTTACTATTTATGGAACATACGTTACAAGAATTAGATGATACTAAACCAACAATACATTAGGAGATAACATGGCATTAAATAATCCCAAACCAAAATACATTAATGGTTCTAAATATGCGAATGCAAAGATGACTGTTAGTAATGACATGAATCCTTATGCAGGAAAATTTGTGAATCAGGAAAAAATTGTTGATGTATATACAGCTAGCGCGGAAGGACCGAAGGTTACACAAAACTTAGGATCTGGGCCAAAAGGACAACGAAGTAAAGTACAAATTAAAAAGGTTCCTTTTAAAGGTTCCTTTTAATTATAAATTAAGATAAACTATTTTTTTTAAAGGAGGTTTTATGAAACTTTTAAAAGATATATGGCAACACTTAAAAGAGTGGAGCGAATGGGGAATCAAAGACTGGATTAAAGCTGGGATTGTCGCCATCATCGTTATTGTAGTTCTCGGAAAAGTATCGGGAGCTGTATAAATGCTAGGCATCATTCAAGGACTTTTAGGAGGAGGACAAGGTGGTGCACTAAAAACTATTTCTAAAGTGATCGATGACTTGCATACCTCAGATGAGGAAAAGCTAGACAAAAAAATATTGATGCAGCGACTTCAACAAAAACTCGCTG